GTTCGATAAGATTTTTAGATTCTCAAAACTTTCTAGATTAATTGATGCAACAGATGTTTCAATTCTTTCTAATATTACCACAGTAAAAATTAAAAAGTCAGTAACTGCAACTTTAAATACAACAAAGAAATATGAATTTGATTTTGCAAACGCACTTTACAATCCACATACTGGTCACAATAATGCTGGTGGAGGTATTATAGTTTCAACTGGATTCAAAATAGTTGGTAATGACAATGAATTATTTCTTGATGATGATGGTAACGGTAATGTTAGAGTTTATTATCTAGTTGCAGGAACAACAAGAACATATGTTGATTCAGCCGCAGGTACTATTAATTATGCAACAGGTTTAGTAACTGCTGAATCTTTAAATGTTACATCAACAACAAATACAGATAATACAATAACTGTTACAGTTATACCTAGATCAAATGATATTGTTTCTGTTAGAAATCAATTATTAGAAATTGACTTTGATAACATAACAATAAATGGTGGAGTAGATACAATAGAATCTGGTGGTTCTTCAGCAGGAACATCATATGTAACAAGTACATCATACTAGTATGGCATATAATCCAACATTAAAAAATAAAGTATCATCTCATATACAAACTCAATTACCAGAGTATGTAAAGGCTGACCACCCAACTTTTTCTTTGTTCTTAAAACATTACTATCAGTTTTTAGAAGCAGGTGAATTAACTTTAACTGGTTCAAATGATTATGTCATAGAAGAAACAGTTACAAAGAATTATATTCTAGATCAACAGAATGAGAAGATAGTTTTAGAAGAATCAGTTGGAAAATTTATTGCTAATGAAACCATTACAGGTTCAATATCAAAAGCTACTGCAACAGTTTTAGTTGATGACTTTGATGACAACAATAGATTATTCATTACTGCACAACAACAATTTATTACTGGTGAAACAATTACTGGTAATACTTCAGGTGCAACTTCAACTGTATCTTCATATCGTGCAAACCCAGTTCAGAATATTCAACAATTATTAGACTATGCAGATGTAGACGGAACGGTATATGATTTCCTTGACAAGTTCAAAGCATCATTCATGGAATCTTTACCAAACACACTTGCATCAGACATATCAAAAAGAAAACTTCTTAAAAGTATTAAAGATATGTATGCGGCTAAGGGTACAAGAGATGGTCACAAATTATTCTTTAGAATTTTATTTGATGAAACACCAACAATAGTTTATCCAAAAGATAATTTATTAAGACCATCAGATGGTATTTGGTTAGTCAATAAAGTTATTCGTATTACACAAAGTGGTTTATCTGATTTTTCAAATGCAATAGGACAAATTGTTACTGGTGTTACTTCAGGTGCAACTGCAAGAGTAGAAACAGTTATTAATTTTAGAGAAGGTTCAGAAACAGTAACAGAAATTACTATTGATGAAGATTCTATTGTAGGTTCTTTCACAATCGGTGAAACTGTCGAAACAATTGATACAACATTAGATGTAGAAATATCAGGTGTGATAAAAGGTGTTGTAACAGATACATCAATATCTGACGGTGGTTCATATTACAATGTAAATGATTCAGTTGCATTTGGTACTGGTGGTAATAATGAAGTTACTGCAATTATTGAAAGTATTGGGCCTGGTACTATTGATGAGATTCTTATTGATGGTGGTGGTTCAGGTTATTCAGTAGGAGATAGTATAGTATTCAATAATACAACAACTGATGGTATTGATGCTTCTGCAAAAATTGCTGTCGTTGGTGGTGGATTCTTATTAGAAAACTTAACATCACCTAATCATATGTTATTACAGACAAATGATTTTATTCGTTATGAAGATAATGAATTTATGCAACATGAACAGACTATTGGTGATTCTGATTATCTAACTTTAGAAGATGGTAGTCAAATAATTATTGAAGAAGAAACTTTCAATGATTTAGGTGTTTCAAGTGAAATAGGTGAGATTACAAAAGTTAAAATGATTGATAGTGGTCAAGGTTATAAAAAGACACCTACTATTACGGTAACATCTTCAGGTACTGGTGCAAACCTTCATGCATTATCAACAAAGTCACCAAGAGTTGGTCATGCAAAAACAATATCAATTACAAACTTTGGTCTTAACTATTCAACTCCACCAGAATTATTTTTCAATAGAAACATTATCGTAAAAGATGTTGTAGGTTCATTTAGTGCAGGTGATACATTAACAAGTCATACTGCAACTGTTGTTGATTATGATGTAGGTAGAAAAATATTAGAATTAAGTACACAAGTAGATTTTATTCGAGGTGATACAATAACATCTATAACTGGTGCAACTGCAACAATTCATCAATCAGATATTGGTGTTGGTGCAACATCAGTAGGAACAATTGGAACTTCAGTAGGTTCATTTAATAATGATAGAGGTAAAGTATCTGTTGCAACAATGAGAATACAAGATAGTAGATATTATCAAGATTATTCTTATGTGGTTCGTGTTGGTCAATCAATTAATTTATGGCGTGAAAGTATTCGACAAACTATTCACCCTGCTGGTTGGAATGTTTTTGGAGAAGTATCATTCTCAACATTAATAAACGCATCAATACAAACACCTACAGCTGGTGATGTGATTGACTTTGCTGGTGCAGAAACATTCACTTCAGAACTCGCAACAACATTCCAGAATATCTTCAAAACTGTATTTAGAAGAAGATTGGGAACATCAACTGATGGAACTAGTATTAATACTGTTAATCCTACAACTGGTGAAGATTCACATACTGATTTTGCAGATAATACGAGAGAAGTCACTTTACAAACAAGAATTGACTTTTCTATTGGTAATACTTTAAAAGGACTTGTTCTTGGCCCAACTTTAGATTTGTTACCAATGTATGCATTTACTATGCCACCTCAATCAGTAGATGCAGTTGAAGGTGTTATACCAAACTACCCAGGCATATACAGAACAATACGAAGTGAAGCTAGTGATTCAACTTATTTTACAATAGATCAATTTAGTGATGTTAAAATTAATCAAGTGTGTGCATCTGATGGTAGTATACCTCTTTCTGCATATCAAACAAAGATAAATGTTCCACCTGCATCTGAAATTATTATAAAATCTACAAGTGGTACATATACTTTTGATGCAACTACAGAAGGATTTGATTCTAATATAGAAACTTTTGATGAAGTTTAAAAACTATTATAAATAATATTAAGTTAAAAAGGATATTAAATAATGTCAAAACAAGATATTGATATAGGAACAACAGCAAATGATGGTACTGGTGATAATTTACGAGATGGTGCTACAAAAGTTAATGCTAACTTTGCAGAGGTTTATACATTACTTGGTGATGGTACAACATTATCATCTGATGATATAGCATATACCCAAGTATCACAAACACTTACAAACAAAACTTTAACATCACCTGCATTAAACACACCTACAATAACATCTGGAGTTGCAGCCACTTCATTTGATATGAATGGTGCAGAGTTAATTTTAGATGGAGATGCTGATACAAGTATAACTGCTGATACAGATGACATTATACATTTTAAACTAGGTGGTAATGATAGAGTTACCTTTGAATCTGGTTTAATAGAATTAAGAAATGATGGTTCTCAATCACAATTAAGATTATTTTGTGAAAGTGCAAATGCACACTATGTTGCATTACAAGCACCTGCACATTCAGTTTTTAGTGGTAATCACACAGTAACATTACCAAACAAAACTTCAACACTACAGGGTTCTTCAACAGAAACTATTACAGCCGCTGGTGCAGTAGATGTTGATACAGAAGTTAGTCTTTTAGATTCAACTGCTGGTGTAATGACAATAACAATGGGTAGTGGTAGATTTGTTGGTCAAAGAAAAATTATTATTATGACTGTTGACGGTGGTAATGTAACAATGACACAATCAGGTGGTAATTTAAATTCTGGAAATGTTCCAGTTTCACTCATTTGGGAAGATGTTGGTGACAATGCAACTTTTATTTGGAATGGTAACGATTGGAATGTAGTTGGAATTGACTTACCAACATTAGGTGCATAACATAATATAGGATAAAGAAAAATGGCTCCAAGTAATTCAAAATTAATCGCAGAATTGATGAACAATAATACAACAATCAATACTGAAGCAATACCTAACGGTTCTGGTGTATCTATTGGTAGTGTTATACCATTTGGTGGATCATCTGCACCTACTGGATTTCTCGCTTGTGATGGTGCATATCTAGATAGAACAGTTTATGCAGATTTATTTTCTGCAATAGGAACTACATGGGGTACAACTACTGGTGATAATTTTAGACTTCCAGATTTAAGAAATAGATTTATTAGAGGTTCAAATAATACTACAGGTGTTTATCAAAGTGAAGCTACTAGAGAACTAAACTTTAGAACTCAAAATTCTACTGCTGGTATAGAATTTAGATTTGGACAAACTACTCCTGTTTGGTGGGGGGGAGGAAATCAAGGTACTAGAACGATAATCGGTCATCCACTTAACACAGGTAGTCAAACAAATAATTTTTCAGCTGCTAGAGCATATGCTGATCAGTCATCAAGAGCAGATAATGCTCAAATTGTAGTTATGAGAACACAGGGCTATGGAACATCTAATGAAATAAGACCGACAAACGCTTCAACTTTGTATATTATTAAATATTAATAAAGGAAATAATAATTATGCCACAATATACTTATGATAAATCAACTGGAAAACAACATCAAAAACAAGAATCTCCATTACAGCCTGGAGTTTATTTACAACCTGCAAATTCAGTAGATACTGCACCACCTTCATTTGATGAATCAACTCATATAGCTAAATGGAGTGATGAAACAAATACATGGACTGTTGAAGAAATATATATTGGGCCATACAATTCAAGACAAGAAGAAATTGATGATTTATCCTCACCACAAGCTACAGAACAAATAAGAGCTTCTATTGATCCAATGGAACTGTTGAGAAGTGAGAGAGGTTCATTGTTAGCAGAAACAGATATTTTTGCAACAATATCAGTAGACGGCCCTGCAATGCCAGAATCGGTTAGAACATATCGACAGGCATTAAGAGATTTACCTTCAAATGTTTCAAATCCACAAGTTGTAATTTCAGATGACAATTTAGGATATGAATTAAGTAATGTTACATGGCCTAATGTACCACAAGAAGTTTTAGATAGGAGATAATTTGTTATGAGTCAAAATTTTATAATATGTTATGATAAATCAACTGGAGAACAGGTGAGAGCTTTTGAATCACCTTTAGAGCCTGGAGTATATTTACACCCAGCAAATTCAACAACTTTAGAACCTCCAATGTATGATCCAAGTTTTGAAGTTTTAAAATTTGTAAATGATTCATGGTTAATAGAAAATATTAATATTCCAAATTTATTTGCAGATTTTAATAATTTAACTGATAATCAAAAAATCGCAAAATTTTACCAATTAGATGAAGATGATATTGAGGGTATAAATTCAAAAATATCAGAAATTGGTGGTAAAGAAAGTCCTATGTATGATTCGATTGTTAATCCACCATTACTTAATAATAAAACATCATATATTGAATTAAGAAAACAAGCATATGGTGATGTTGAAAGTCAAATAGAATATATTACAGAAAATGGATTAGATGCGTGGCAAGATAAAGTTAAAAAAATAAAACAACTTTATCCTAAAAATAACGATATTGTTTCTTGATAAATAAGTTGAAACAATTTAAATTAAATGGAAAATAAAAAATGGCAGCTATTATAACTGAAAATTTTAGACAACATAATGCAGAACAGTTTCATGAATCGTTTTCTGAAGCATCACCTTCAAAGTATTATTTGTTCATAGGTAAATCAACACCTTTCACTTCTGGTACTTCAGGTGGTTCAGATACTGCACCTCCAACACCTTCTGATAGTGTGACAAATGATTACTACTATTGGGATGCAATGACTGGTGCAAATGCAATTGCAGCTTCAGATGTTTCGTTCACAATTCCTAGAAGAAACTGGGCAAACGCAACTACCTTTGATATGTACGAACATGATATTGGTGCATCAAATACTGCAACATCAGGTGCAACTAACTTATATAATTCTACATTTTATTTTGTAACAGCAGATTATAGAGTTTATAAAGTTTTAGATAATAATGGTGGTACTGCATATTCAGGTGTAGAACCAACTTCTACTTCTGCAACACCGTTCTTTCTTGGTGGTTACTACTTACAATATATGTACAGTTTAACTGCATCACAGATTGACAAATTTTTAACAACAGATTTTCTTCATGTATCAACAGACTCTACTGTTTCTGCAGCTGCTGTAGACGGTGCAATAGATGTTGTAAGAGTAACAGGTGGTTCTGGTTATACAGATGGAACATACTATTCACCAATTGATGGTGATGGTACAAATGGTGTTGTAAAAATATTTGTATCAGGTGGTTCAATTGCAGCTTTTGGTAGTGGTGGAACTGCAACAGAAGTTTTTGCGGCTGGTTCAGGTTATACATTTGGATCAGTAGATTTAACAGATGTATATACTAATATTGGATTAACAACTGCAACAAGTATGGGTGCTGGAACAAATGGTGTAGTTGATCCTATTATTTCTCCATCAGGTGGTCATGGTAAAGATGCTGTTAGAGAATTAGGTGGTCACTATGTTATGATGAACATTAAATTAGAACAAGCAGAAGGTGATGACTTAACAACTGAAAATGAGTTTAGACATCTTGGTATTATTAAAGACCCATACAATTTTGGAACAACAACAATTTCATCAGCTTCTACTATAAGACAAACTTATGCAGTAAAACTTGCATCTGCACCTAGTCAAGCATATGATGCAGATGAAAAGATAACACAAACAACAACTGGTGCAGTTGGTAGAGTTGTTGAATTTGATGCAACAAATAATATCATTTACTACACACAAGAGAGATATGCAAACTATGGTATTGATAGTACAGGTAATCAAACTGCATTTAGTGGTGCAAATGTAATTACTGGTGCAGATTCTGGTGCAACAGGAACACCACAATCAACTGCATCTGAAACAGTAACACTCGCAGGTGGTTCAACAATAACATTTAATACAGGATATGCAAACCCAGAATTAGAACCTGATAGTGGTAAGATGTTATATGTTGAAAATCGTAGACCAATATCAAGAGCTTCAGACCAAACCGAAGATATTAAAGTAATAGTGGAATTTTAAAAAATGCAAAAGACAAACTTAAATGTATCCCCATACTATGATGACTTTACAGAAAGTAAAGACTTTCATAGAGTTT